CTTTCGGGTTAGCCTTAGTTGAACTCAAATTCAACTCCATTGTTATGTTACGTACACGTTCCCGAATCCTGACCACTGAGAAACTTGCTCCTTTAGTTAAACTACTCCCTTCGCCTTTAACGGCTGAGAGAGCAATTGCTTTAGGGCATCCTGAGTGGAATGAGCCGATATATGTTCCCAATAAAGGAGGTTTCATCACCTTCAAAAAAGAGCATATAAGAGCTGAATATTCTAACCTTCGCGACAAATGGAATCCGTGTGAGCATTATAAATGCTACTACGATCCAGATGACGTTGGGATTAGGATGTTCGATTGGGACACTTGGTTGTATTCCTATGGAGGAATATTTCAAGGAAAAGCCGAGACCAAATATCTCGTTAATTGTGTACAAGACTATCTGTCTAACTATGTTGGAACAGATCCGTTATACGTAAAGAGAGATGACGGGGGTTTCGTACCTCCGCCTCCTGGACTTAGTACTCTTCAGCAACGTAGCTTGAACGCTATGATGCCTGGAGTTAAGGCCAATCTATCTCTAATCAACTCGTTAATAGAGTTGAAAGACTTTAGATCTTTACCTCGGACAATTGCGAAGTTAAAAGCCACATCAAAAACTGTTCTGAATGCTGTAAAACAGCTTCCAGCGTTGTTTAAGATGAAAGGTGGAAGCGCTCGACGTTCATTTAGCACGAACGACGGTCGCACACTTCGTGAAGTCTTCAAAACAGGGTCGGATGCTTATCTGCAAACGCAGTTTAACATTCTTCCTCTGCTATCTGACATTCAGGGCATTTATGCTACTGTTGTCAACACTGAAAAGGTTATTCGTAACCTAATTAGTCGACAGGGGCTACCCCAGAGAAGGCACTTTACCTTCAACTGGCAGCCGTATCGCGAAGTCGAGCCATTCGACGAAATAATCCACATAGTTGATCAGAATTACTACTTTAACAAGCAGTATACTGAGGTCATCTATGGCGGACCATTTCTCGATTGTTACTTGAATACGCATATACCGGCTGCAACAGCCACATTCCATGCTGAGATCGATTATAATTATAATTATAGTCGGTTACAGGTAGAGAATGCTCTACTGCTTGGTATTCTTGATAGTCTTGGGATTAACCTTAATCCTTCTATTATTTGGAATGCTATTCCCTGGACTTTCGTAGTCGATTGGGTCTTCGGCGTGAGCCGTTGGCTTGACGACAGGAAAGTTCTCAACTTGGAACCTGAGATAAACATAACACGGTATCTGTGGTCTTGGAAGTACACCCGGGTAATGAAGCGTCAGATTCGATCTTACGCTAGCATCCTTGGTGCACAACCATTAGGCCCAGTTAACCTCCCGACAGTCTACGAATCGATTTATCGTCGAGACGTGGAGCTGCCGGATTTAGTCTCACTAACACTGAGCGGCCTCTCTCCTAGAGAGATAAGCCTAGGCGCGGCCCTCGCAATTACGCGAAGGAGGCGCCCTTTTAACCGTGGTCGATGAGACCACAATCGTATTAACCTACTCATGACAAGTCAAGGTCCCCTAATGTCCACTACTGTTCGATTCATTCATCGTGAAGGAGTAAATGTCGAGAGACTAGCATTTTTGTTAATGCAAATCTCAAAACTAAATTCTCATCCGACTGAATTTGTCTTGCAGATGGACGTAGGTGACCCCTTATTGTTTAATGGGGAAGTTGATACTCAGTAAGCATGTTATCAAACACACTTGTTACAAACGAAGTCAAAAACGCGGCCGGAGCAGAAGAAGAGTTTGAACGCTCTTCAATGACCGACCACGCAACCGAGTTTATCCGTGTAGGAGAAACTCCCTCGTATCCTCATCGTATATTGATTAGCCATCAAGAGATAGGCAGTGGCATCACCCGACGCCGCCGCTCTATGCTCAAGGTCAAAAAGACCGTTGCTGGCCAAATCGACACTACGCAGCCCATGACGTGTAGTTACACCCAAGTTGCCGATATTCCCGTTGGGAATATGACTTCTATGGCGTTAGCTAACGACGTGTGCGCTAATATGATGTCGTTTACCGCCTCACTAGGCGCGTCAACGACTATTTTATATGATGGTACAGGTAATGGTGCCAAAACGTTATCGGCTGGAACCCTTTGATCTTAACGATCTATAATCCTAATAGATTATATGGCTCTAACTCTTGACGGTGACACCATTAAACTCCTGGTTGCAAAACCAGGGACTGGGCTAGGTAAATACCCGAGTCTCTATTCTCCTTCTGCCGAGGATTTGAACAAATTTGATTTTGCTCATTGCCGCGTCATTGGAAGTATGGACTCATCGGAAACCTATTGGTTGATTGCTCTTATTGATACTACTTCGTATTATCAGTGAGGACTAGCTTCGTGGAATCACGGGGTGTTTGCATGCTCTAGGAGATATACCTTATGGATATCGATAAGAGCCTAGATTACTTCAAAGAAGTCATCGCTGCAATGCTCCGTGACGCGAATGCGTCTCATGGAGTTGTGTTCAACACACAAGCCTTGCGTTTAACGACCCTCAAGGTCAATAAGCGTTTAGGCACTGAAGGAGTCGGTTTTCTTACGAAAACCCTTAACCGCCTTGGCAAGTGCTTTGATCAAGCACTAGCCGGTGGAAAACGTTTCGACTGTAGCTCTACGGGGTTTCGACCCTATAAAGATACTAAACTTCCGAGGTTTCTCGGTGAGTTTTTCGTTACGATTTTCACGAAAGACGGCGATCTCCTTTTGGATCCAGACGCGAAGAGCGTCGGACTCGTAAGGCAGATATTGGTTCCCTTTGGGAAACTCAAACTACCTTATGAAGATAGCCAAGAACAGGAAGTCATCAAAGCGTTTAAAGACGCTGAAAATGACCTCACAGAACTCAGCTCGTACTTCAAAGTTCTTGAAAGTACTTGCGATACTACTACTGATCTATTATCAGGAAAGAGGTGGCACGGCGGTCAAATCGAAAATTATCGAGATGATCAAGGTGTTTCGTTCCGCCCTTTAATAGACGTAGTTCGAGACGCTAGGGAAGCCTTAAATCAGCTTTTCCTTGCGTTTGATCCTAGCGACATCATCCCTCATCACGGACCTGGTGCCGTTGCTACCAAGCAACGTAACTCGGGTAAGTTTAAGTGGGATAATGTCAGTTCTAGGATCACAGACTTCTACCCGTATGATGAGTATTTTCTCTCATCAAAAGGGCACGTTTGTGATACCTACCGCGATTTTAATCGCGTCGGTAACAGAGACCTGTCGGCACGAGTTATCCTCGTACCTAAGGACTCTCGAGGGCCGCGTTTAATCTCCTGTGAACCCGTTGATTTTCAATGGATTCAGGGGGGTCTTAGCACGGCCATTGTTCGCTTAGTGGAATCACATCCCCTCACAAGGGGGCATGTGAATTTCACAGATCAAGAAGTCAACAGGAATAAAGCCATCAAAGGCTCAATAACTGGCGACGATGTGACCTTAGACCTAAAAGAGGCCTCTGATCGCATTCATATTGATCTTGTTCGCCTGCTCTTTCCTAAAAAGGTCTTTACCTATTTAGAAAGTTGCAGAAGTCTATCCACAGAGCTACCGAGTGGGGAGATTTTGCCATTAAGAAAGTTCGCACCAATGGGGTCAGCTTTATGCTTTCCCGTGTTGGCGCTTACAGTCTGGGCACTTCTCCACGCCGCCGCTCCCGACGACCAAACCCGCAAGGGCTTGTTCGTATATGGCGATGACGTTATTGTTCCAAAGGCGCAAGCCTCTAACGCAATAACCACTCTTGAGTCGTTTGGTTTACTTATCAATCGTCACAAGAGCTGCTGCTCAGGGTTCTTTAGGGAATCCTGTGGCATGGATGCCTTTAAGGGCATCGATGTTACACCGGTTCGTTTCAGAACCGTCTGGCAAGACACGCCCCGCCCTGACACTTATCAAAGTTACATTAGCTATGCTAACGCTTTCTACGATAAGGGTTGGGCCCATACTTACAGAGCGATCTGTGAGAGGTTACAGGCCGTTTTCGGCCCGATACCTGGAGATGACATGTGTCTTACATGTCCGTCTCTCAGGGTCTCAACATCCACG